GCCGGGGCCGTTCAACTATCAAGCAGAAGTGCTGAAGTCGAAAGTGGGCACACCAGCCGGGCGGAATGTGATCTCCACCTGCTGAGCGTCGTCGGGGTTGATATTCAGGCTGGCGGTCAGCAGTACAGCATCCATTGCGATGCTGCGGCTCAGTGCTTCAGTAGCGCCCTTGTCGGTGTACAGCTTGAAGCCGCACCCAACCTGTTGACGCTGCAGCACGTCTTCCACCATGCGGTTGGAGAGGGCGGCGTCTTCGTTGGTGACGTAGATGGTGGCAGTGCCGCTGCCATCAGCAAAACCGGGGATGTAGGCGCGGAAGGGCGCGTACTGCCCAGCGGTTTGCCCGATGGTGGTGACGTCAATCTCGGCGCGTGAAATTTCAAAGCTCCAGCTTTGCACCTGACCAACAGCGGCATAATCGGCGTAATACACCTCGAACTCGTTAGGTGCTACAGCCGTGCCGTCGTCGGTGATGGCAAGGATGGTGCCACCGGCCGATGTGGAGACGGTCAGCGCACCAGTGGCGGCGGTGTAGCTCAGCACGTAATAAGTGGTGGCGCCATCAATGGGAGACGGCAGCGTACCGGATCCAGATCCGCCGGTCTGGCTATTGACCACACGGAATTTCACCGGATCGCCAGCTTTGAAGTTCAGATATGGCTGAACGGTGATGACATCAGTGCTGGCGTTGACGCCGGATTCGGGAAAGTTGCCGTTAGTGCCAGCGGGTTTGTAGTAAAGGGCGCCGGACGTACCGGACAAAACAGTGACAGCCATGTTGTGAACGGTAGTGGCTACCGTTAGTCTAAATACGCTTCAAACGTAGCAGTTAGCTGAGTCTGAAAGTAAGGCTCAGGTGCTGCTGGCGTTACCTGCGCCGGTCCTGATGCTGCGTCGAAGATGATGCTAGAAAACTTGGCGCGATCAAACAAATCCTTTAACCGCTCTGCAATGGTGAAATTAGCAGCAGTGCCCTGACCCTGCGGCGTAAAGACATTGACCACCAACGTGCCGGTCTGGCGGTTGAAGCTAGTCAGCGTGGCGTAGCTGTTATCGCCAAAACGGATGAACACCTGCACCCATGGCGTGTTGTTGGGCGGCGTAAACGGCACGTTTTGATAGCTGACCGGGTAGGCAGGCGATAGCGCCATCTGCGTTGCGATGCGCCCTTCAATGGCAGCGCGTACGTCGTTGTAGGTGCTGCTCATGATTCTCTCCCGATGCGGTCAGCATTGACTTGCACAAAGCCTTGAATATCCTTGGCGATGCCTTGCACCCATCCTGCTGGCGCTTTCTTGCTGCTGCCATTGGCAAGAGGCTTGGCATACGGCAGGTTGTTGTGCACGCTGTAGACGTTGCCTAGCTTCTCTTGTTGGTAGCCGATGCGTTCAATCTGCGGTATGTCCCCATATATGCCTGCAGGCTTCTCTCCGCCTGGCGCCGCATTCTCACCTACCTGCCAGCTAACACGAAAGCGCCCGGTATCAACAGGGCTTGCCTGCTTGAGGCGGCTGTCAGTCTCAAGCACTGCAACGCGCAACAGCTTCTCAAACTGCTGCTGGGCGTAATCACCAATATCACCAACCTGGATTGTGCGTGCCATTATGCCCTCAGGATCAGCTCGTAGGTGATCGGGGTGTTGTCCTGCTCAATCGTGCGCACCTGAATAACCTGATGCGTCACACTGCTAATTAGCACTTCATCAGCAGTGGTAGGCGCGTTGGCAATATCGGCGGCAGCGATCAGCAGGCGCTTGTCGCCGGCTTGGATTAGGTCATTCACCTCGCGCAGGTTGACATCTTCCAGCACACCGCGCACTGCAGTGTCGGTGGTGGTTTCAGTGACGGTGCCAGTGCTGGTGTTGTAGGCGCCTGTTGTCACCCTGCGGATAGTGGCAACACCACCAAACTTTGCCATCAGTTTGCTGGCAACCTTCCGTAGCGGGCTAGCTAATGCCATCAGGCAACCTGCACTGCTGTAAGGATAATGCCAGGGATGGAAGGATGCGCCGGTCCCGATGGCGACGATGGCAAGGATTGAATGCTGGCCGCAACGTTGGTTGTTGACCAGATCAATTCCAAGTAATCGCTAGCAGCAAGCTTTAGAACGTAATTCACGCAGCCGATGACATGACCGTCAACGCCGCCATGACTGGAGATAATGCTGAACTTGCTATCCGATGCTGGCACGTCACCGGTGACGCCGCTATCGTTCTTGCGCAGCCAGATATTGATGTCGTGAATTGAAGTGCTTGTGTTTACAAACTGGACAGAGTAAGTGACGCTGTAAACACCAGCACGGGAGAACGTAACGCGCGACCCAGAAACAATGCTAATGCCGCGACTGTCTGGATCCGTTGAATTGATTCCAATCGGGTAGTCAGTGTTAGCAAGCGTCGCAATCTGTTGAGTCGTATCGTAAAACGATCCCCACAACATTTGATTGCGGACAGTATCAAGCTGGCTGGTAAACGGGTTGAGCTTGAATGCCATTGCTCAGCTCCGAACAACGGTAAGCAGATTATTGTTGCCGTCGTAGGTCATTGTCAGCACTGCCACAGTCTTGCCGCCTGTGCCGCCACGCTTGTACGTTGCAGTCAGCAAGTTGTTTGCGCCGTCGTATGTATTGACAATGCAATCATGCGTAGGGATCTCGAGCCCTTCGCGTGCTACCGCATCACCACCACCAGGGAGAACGTAAGCCATCAGAGCCTGTAAGCAACAACAGTGCCGCTGGTCAACGTGATGCTAGTAAACACGCCGCACAGCTCGCAGCTTGCCTTAAGCGGAATCGCTGTTAATGCATTGCCGGTGTAATCCATTGCCGTCAGCGTGGCAATAACCGAATCCTCAAGCGCTACGATCTCGCCAAAGCGGCCGGTATGCGCAACGGTATCGTCGATGTATTCAGCGCCGGGATACTCGCTCATGATCGTTTGATAGCAAAGTTGCCTGGTCCGCTAATTCTAAGCCCGGTCAGATATCGCTCTACGATCGGCGGGATTTTATCGACGCCAACAGCGCCATAGCCAAGGTTTGGCGTCACATCGATACTGCCGATCTTGACGTTCTTGTAATCCTCCAGCCCGCTCAGTCCAATGCCGTCTGGGTTGTTGTTGAGGTATGTGGCAAGCACAACCTGCGCATACTGCACCTGCTGCGGGATCTCGTCGTCGGTGTAGTAGTCCGTCGTGATGCGAAACGGAAAGCCGACAGCATAGGTATTGATGTAAGTATCAGGCTTGCGCACGCCAGTACGCGGCCACTGCAATGCCTGCGTATCCGTGGCGCGAGCACCTAAGAACCGCTCACGATCCAATCGTTGAGTAGCAGTAAACAGCGCCCGATTCTTTTGATCAGTGGTAGCCGATGCCCATGCCGTTACATCAGCATCTTGCACAAAACCATCAATGATCTCCTGCGCTGCTGCCAGCGTCAGGTAAGTATTAGCCGAAGCTCCGCCGGAAGTGGCATCAAGGACAATGGCCATGTTTTGCCTCCAATGCGGCCACTAGGGACTTCAACTCATCCAGTGTAGCGTCTGACTTAATTCTGTTCGCCCTGGCAGAAATTACCCAAATGTTATCTGGTGTGTACCCCTTTGCGGAGTCAATCCGATCAAGGCTTGGCGATGCGTCCCAGTAATGGCGATCAGAGGGTTTCAGGTCGATCCCCAAAACTGGGCACTTGTTGACCATTGCATCGTAGACATTTTCAGGTGTGATTGTAAATTCCATATTTTTATCTTTTGCCCTATCTCTAGCGTGTTTCCAAAGCGGATACCAGGGTGTCTCGTATTTCTGATCAGGGCTGTATCCCTTTGGCCAGCCGACGCCGTAGCCATGCTTAATTCTTCCGCAACCGCATCCCCTGTTTTTATTGCGCAAATTTGTTGACATCACCTCAACAGTTGCGCCGCAATCGCATTTGCAAATAAATCTTCTGATCACAGCTTTAACGTGACCATTTGGCTTATAGCTTCTATATCGCTCACCTTCTCCAATGATTACCAGCTTTCCATGCCGCTGACCAATAAACTCTTCAATCGGCTTGGGTTTCCCCATCGTCCTTTGGCTGCGATAGCTGTTTTAGCCTACCACGGCGCTTGGGCTTTGTATTGGTATCCAAGGATGGCGTGGGCTCTGCAATAGAAAGAGAGGCTGCCTCGTTAGAAGCAGCCTCCAGTTCACGCAGTCGCCGGAAGGCGAACATGCCCATCAGACGCGCTTAAGCAGCACGGTCAGGATCACGCCAGCCAGAGCGGTGGTGGTGCCGGTCACGTCAAGAGACAGGCGGTTGCCAGCCTCAAGAGTGAGATCGCTGGTGGTAGTGGTCAGAGCAGGGGTTTGCTCAGTGAGAGCAGTGCCCTTGAAGTTGATGGTGGCGCTCAGAAGGTCGTCACCAGCGGTGGCGGCCTCAGTGCCTTGGCAACGACGAACGGTGCCGGTTACAGCGCCACCATCACTACCAGCAGTGGCGTGAACCTCACGCACTGCAACCACTTCGCACTTCACGGGAGCAGTCCAGAATTGCACGTCGGCAATCGAGGATGCACCGTAAAAAGTAGCTTCGAGGTACTGCTCGGTGGACAGTTCAAACTGGGAGGGTTGTGCCATGGTCAGTTACCTCAATCGAAGTTAGAGGTGTTGGTCGCGCGCACGATGCCAAGGTTCTTGGTTTCGTACACCTTCGACCAGTTGCCCACGGTCGCCAGTTCGGCGCGAGTGGGGTTAGTGGTGGTCACGCCCCACTTAGCGCCAACCGGGTGGTAGACGTAGTGCAGGTCGATCGACATGGCATCGCTCTTGGCGAGGATGTCACGGTCGGTTTCAGTCTGCATTGCCATCTGCTCACCGCTGGCAATGGCGCCTTGGGTGAAGAAATAGGTGGCGTACTCAGTGGAGCTGCCACTACCTTCGGTTTGGACATCATCCGAAACCAAAACACGCAACCCCATGTAGGTAGGGACAGTGGGATTGCCGTAGGCACCAGCAATGCTGCCACCAACGAAATCAGTCACCGAAGAGGTCAGACGAGCGTCAGTCTCGGTCACATAGTCGATGGCCTTGCGCTCAACCAAGTCATAGAAAACTTTGCTGTGAACGCACATGGCGGTTAGCTTCTCGCCTTGGTCACCGAGCAGGCTGCGGGCTTCTGCCACATGACGCGGTGACAGCGCAGTCGGGGTGTCGCCCGATTCGCCGTCGATGGTCAGGGGGAAGAAAGCAGCCGAGCTAGAGGTGGTGCCCAGGGTGCCGAACACGCCGGCGAGGCAGGACAGCAGATCCTTTTGGCGCTGGTTGGCGATGTAATCAGCGATCTTGGCGCCGATGGCGGCCATGGGGTCACTTCCCGCCGCCAACGCAGCGAGATCGCGCGATTCAAACGCGCGCCCTCTATGCAGGATCACGCCGACTTGCTTGTCAGCTTGGATCTTGCCGGGGGTGAGGCTGCTGCTGTCGGTCAGCACCTCGAAGTCACCGGAAAGGTTGGCTTTCCAGAAGGGAACGTTGATGAAATCACCGCCCTCGGTGGCATTTAGCTCCGCCAGAGGCTGCACCACACCGGAAGCCAGGAAGGCATCGCGCTGAGTGGTTTGCTCAATGACGTAAGGCGTAAATACCTCGGGGATGATGATGTCAGAGCGAAGGGTCGCCATGACTAATCCTCAAAAAGGGTTTACGGATGTGGGCGCAGCCCTAGGCTCTATGTGGCGCAGCCATCACGAGCAGACACTCAAATACTAACGGTTAGCTGCTGCTTTCATCCGATCGTATAGGTCGCGGTCTGTACGGAATAGCCGTGATTGCTCAGTGAGGTTGAAGCCTTCGCGGCTGAATGGATTAGCCATGCCGGCAGGGATGGCGCCATTGCTGCCGCCGGTTGGTGCGCCACTGCCTTGCGGCTTGGGTTGCTTCTGCATCCATGCAGGCAGCGTCTTGGCCCATTCGCTGACGGGTGTGCGCTGGTAGCCGTCGACGACGACCACGGTGCCATCCGCCTCGCGCTGGATTGCATCAGGCGACAGCTTGGTCTTAAGCACAAGATCAGGATCGTGCACGATCTCAGCCAATGCCGTGACTGCTGGTGTGACTAGCTCTAGCTCGCGGACGCGGGACTCAAGTTCTGTGATGCGCTGGTCCTTCTCCGCCGTCGCCTCACGGAACTGCTGCTCCAAAGCCTGCCGGGCTTCTTGATACTTGCCTTGGGATTCAAGCTGCTGTTGCTCGTAGTTGCGCTTGAACTCCAGCAGTTCATCGACATTGACCCCATCAGGCGCCTTGGATTTCTTTGCTGCACGCAGCTCTGCAATCAACTCTTGATTCTTGCGTTCTAACGCTTCAATACTGCGCTGCAGTACATCAGCATTCCCAGTAGTAGCCGCAGGCTCCTGGGTTTGTTGTTCATCAGACATGGATAAGCCGCAGGCTTAATTACGTTCTAAGGTTATCATTTCTTCTTTGCAGTCTTAGCAGCCGCCTTGAACGCAGCAGCAGATGGCCTGCCGGCTTCACCCTTGCGTGCCATGCGTTCCTTGCTGCCGGCCGCAATGCGCTTGCGCTTGGCGGCAATGTTGGCGTAAAGGCCGGGCTTCTTAGCCATTACTTCTTACCCTTGCGTGATTTGCCGGCTTTTGCGAGCGCGATTGCCACCGCTTGCTTTTGCGGCTTGCCTTTTTTCATCTCGGTTTTGATGTTGGCTGATACTGCAGCCTGCGACTTGCCCCGCTTCAGTGGCATCCCG